GTACATGCATCCCTTCGCTGTCATCGCCCAGAAGCGTTTAACACCATTCACACCCGAACGGCTGCGGCGTTCCTTATGCTCGACGATCCCCAGCTTGGCCAGCTGCTGGTAAGCCAGCGTAGCCGACATTCGGATGCCGTTTGCTTTGAGCAGGGCGCTCAGCGACTGCGTGGGGCGACTTGAGCCATCAGGCGCACCGGCTGGTGCGTCAATGGCGTACTGCGGGGCAAGGTTCGGCAGACCAACAGCATCCTGCAGCTTCTGGCATGCACCGAGAACAGAGGAATTGGAGAGGTTAAGAGAACGCTGCATAAAATCGAGCAGGATGACGCCTGCCTGCATTTTATCAGCGGCAGCGGTTGAAGCAGGCTCAGGTTGGCTTACCGCCCTGTCAAAGGTACGAATTACCTTAAGGTGAAATGATGGGCTGATCCACATGGCGTATGCATAAACCAGCTCTTTACAGACGTAAGTGCCACCATTGCGACCCTGAATTGTTATAACTGGAGCGCTACGGGAATTTCCCGTAGTTTCTTTTTCAAGCAAATCGACAAGGGCCTGCGTCTCAGGTCTACGCATAAATTCGTAGACCTCCATTGAGCGAGGTGAGCGGGTTTCGCCATGGGCACTGATAGCTGCCTTCTGCAGATCGTTGAGGCAATAATTAAATTCAAAAAACTGACGCACGGAAACGCCATCAATCACGAGTAATTGACTCATTTTGTTCTCCACTGATTGTATTGCGAGGGGCCTGCACGCCCGCTTCGCTTGCACTTTTTGACATTACTTCCATAACGCTTTTCTTTCAACCCACAGCTGGACATTTATCCACCTCCTGCCTGTAGGGTGTGATCGTGATATCGACTCTGCCACCCTTCAAAACCGGCCCCCACTCCACCAGCATTCGCTTAATCTGGCTGTCATCCTCCCAGATGCCTGCGTGGGTCAACGCGTCAAACAGCGCTTTGTTGTAGTTGTCGATGTCGCGGCGCCGCGCGTCTGGCGGGAAAAGAATGATCTCCACCGCCGCTGGCGCGCTGCTGGGCTTCGGTAATCTGCGCAGTTGCTCAATGATCGCAGCGCATGCATCGCTCTGGTACGCACGCCCTTTGGCGCTGATGAGGTGGCGACCGGCCAGCGGCCCCTTATTCGGGGCGCGCCAGTAGGTGTTTACGCTCGGAGGGAACGGCAGCACCAGTTTCATTTACCCTCCGGGATCATCTGCGATGGCTGGCTGTTGATTTTTATGCCGCGATGCGCACCCGGGACTATCGTTATTGCCTCTTTGCGCTGCAACGCGCGTAACTGCAGGGCGGCCGCATTCGGCGACACCACTCCCATCAGGCGGGACAGCTCTGAAATAGTCGGCGGATAACCGTGCTCGCTCTGATATTTCACCAGCAGATCGAAAACCTCCTGCTGGCGCACCGTTAATGATTTATTGACCACTGCTACCCCCTACAGAACCGCAACGATATCGCTGACGGTTTCGCGTGTACTGGATTTACTGGATATCGCGCGCCGGGCGCGGACGTAGTTGAGTTCAAAGCCGTGCTGCTGGTACAGATCAATGATGCGGGGCGCTGATGAGTTGCTGATCACCACTCTGGCACCCCGCTGGTGGGCGGCTACACAACATTCTGCCAGGGTGACCTGGTCTTCCCAGCCAAAACCGCCTGGCGCATAACTGGTGAACCCGCTGGTACCCGGCAGCGGCTCATACGGCGGATCGCAGTAAACAACATCGCCTTCGCCAGCCAGAGAAAGCGTGCGGCGGAACCCGGCATTCATGAACACGCAGTTGCTCGCCAGCGCAGTGAACGCCTCGATCTCTTTTTCAGGGAAATATGGATTGGGGTATTTGCCCCAGCCAACGTTGAACTTTCCGGCGAGGTTGTAGCGGATCAGCCCGTTGAAGCAATGCCGGTTCAGGTACAGGAAAGCGGCGGCGCGTTCCGGCCCGGGCAGCAGCTGCCCGTTAAAATCATCGGCGACGTCGGTATACCCTGCGGCGCTGTTCCTTGTGCTGAACAACTGGCGGGCGTGACGAATTACGACATCCGGTACCACGGCCAGCATCTGGTATAGATGGATCAGGTCCGCGTTGACGTCCGCAAGCAGGAAAGAGTCGTGCTTACGGGAGTTGATGAACACAGAACCACCACCAACAAACGGCTCAATCAGGCGCTGCCCGGCAGGGATCAGGCGGTCGATATCCGGCAACTGGTGGTATTTTCCACCAGCCCACTTGAGGAACGGGCGCTGCCAGGTTCGCGGTGACGGTGATTCGGCTGGCAGTGTGGCTGCAATACCGTCACAAACAGATCCGTATCTCATCCGTTCACCACCCGGAAGCCTTTGGCTCCCTGCGAATAATCGGTACCGACATAGCTGGACTTAAAAAGCGGATCCTCTTTGATGCCAGAACTTGCTGGAGTCATCCAGTCGTCTTCGTAGTGCCTGTCAGGGCCGAAGAAGGTTTTGGCCTGTTTCACGAACTCGGTCCCGGTCTTGCCTGTTTGAGCAACAAACCCGGCATAGCGCTTAACGCCCTCCAGCATGACGAGAGGTGAAACGCCTTCGCGAACACGGGCATCCCAGGCTTTCAACGCAGCGCTTTTCGAGTTACCACCTGCCCGCTTCGGATATAACGCCCAGGCCAGATCAAATAAGTTTTCATTGACTGGTTCATTGACTGGTTCAGAGAACTGACTGGTTCCGGGTGCAGCTCCTGCACCACTAACCGGTGCAGCAGATTCACCACCTGGTGCAGGAGATTCACCACCCGGTGCAGGACGTGCACCAGAGGGTGCAGCATTTGCACCACTAGGAAGGTTGAGTTTGTAGACGTTGGTGCGGTTCAGGCCGGTAGCCGCCTTACGGACTTCAACCGATACCAGACCATCCTCAACCAGCTGTTTAATATGGTTTTGCACAGAGCGCTCCGATATCTCGCATTGCTCTGCGATATAGGGAACGGAGGGCCAGCATTCGCCCTGATCACTGGCGTTATCGGCTAGTTTGATCAGCACGAGCTTACGCAGCGGGTTACCCACTTTTGCTTTCATGGCTCTGACCATTAATTCCATGCTCATCTGGACCTACCTCAATTTCCCTGAAATCGCGCTTGAAGACCTGGAGTGGACTTGAGCACTCGTGTGGGTAGCCAGAACGCAGGTAGATAACGCGCTGCGCTTCTGGTTCCCAACGGATGACAAGTACGGGGATCCCCCGGCGGTCTTTAAACCAGCGGTCGAGTTCGCGCATAAGGCCTTTGCCCTCCGGTAGTACACACCCACGATTGCAGTGGCGCGGCTGTGGTTACATGCCACCCAGCGGTTTGCTACTCTGCGTTCATACCGAAACGACGAGGTCCCATGAACCGGGAAGCCACGGAGTTGCGGCAGACGGTGATTTACCGTTAAACTGTTCATGCGTTAGTTTCTCCACTGATACGACACGCCACGGCGCCCGGAGCTGCACACTCGCGGGCGTCACTCTTTTCTGGCGCGCAGAAAACGCGATAGACAAGTGATGTGTGTTCCTGAAGCTTTGCGATCGCCCTGTAAAGCTCCCCATCAATCGCAGAACGCTCGTGCGACTCGATCACTCCATCCTCAATTGCGGCCCTCACCTCCTGGGAATAACGACCAATCTGCTCGATCGCCTCAAGTAGGCGCTGGTTGATATCACCGTTATCGAAATCCTCGACCTCAGGCATTGGCACGAACAGTCCGCCGGATGCGCGGCTTATTGCATGAGCGATATAGTTCGAACCACCAGCTCGCTGAAGAACCAGCGCCCATCCAAGCGGGAAGATCTGATCGCCATCGGTGCGAAGCCGATTAAACAAGGCATTCTCCGTAACGCCCAACCACTCAGCGGCTTCGGCATATCCGCCAGGCAGTTCTGTGATTGTTTTTTTGATAGCTGCCACCAGCCAGGCTGGCTGCTTATCTACTTTCCATTCGGGTTGTATACCCACGGCTCACCTCTTTTCTCTGTGGTTAAATTCAATCTGTTGAATCAGTAGGCTTTTGATAGAGAGTCGCGTCGTACTTGAGTTTTCCCTTGGTGATTCGCTCAATAACAAAAGCCTGCTTTTGTGGGATGATCTCTCCCCAGCGACACACTGCTGGATGAGAAATCCCGAGAGCGCTGGCGGTTTTGGCAACGCCACCAAAGTGCTCAATGACTTCTGATTTACGCATAGTTCCTCCTAGTTAACTTACGCACCAAAGGTAACAAAAGGTACATTAAATAGCAAACAACAGTTACAGGAGTTATATGTAACATTGGTTACATGAAAACAGAGATGAAAGACCGAATCAGATCCCGGCGCGTCCAGCTCGACATAACACAGCAAGCTCTTGCTAAGAGGCTTGGGGTTAGTCGTGTGTCCGTCACTAAATGGGAAAGCGGCACAACAAAACCTGATGGTGAGAATCTCCATCAGCTAGCGATGGCGCTGCAAACGAGCCCAGAGTGGATTCTTTACGGAAAGGGCGAGGAGCGGCATGATGACACCAAAGTTATCCCTTTCCTCAAAGCACCAACAGCCGTCCCAATAATCTCAGCTGTCCAGGCGGGAATGTGGACTGATACTTATGCATGTTCTAGGCTTAATGACGTGATTTCATGGACGCAAACCACAGCAAACGTTTCTGATGAAGTATTCGGTCTGGTAGTTCGCGGGGAGTCGATGACTAACCCTCACGGGCTGCCATCCATTCCAGAAGGATCCATCGTAATTGTTGAGCCACACTACGGACAATTAGAGGATTTATACGGCAAAATTGTAGTCGCCATACTGGATGGTTCTGCTGAGGCGACAGTGAAAAAGTTAGTATGGGATAGCCCATTCTCGTATTTAATGCCCCTTAACCCCGCATTCAAACCATTACCTATTGATGGCAACTGCCGGATAGTTGGTAAAGTTGTCCAAATAACCCAAAATATCTAAGCCTCTAATTTTAAATGCCAGCTAGAAAGCCGGCATTTTTTTTGCGTCCAAAGGTAACATAAAGTACATGTGACACTTGACCTTGCTGGTAACTAAAGGTACCTTTAATCACGTTCAAGGTAACTAAGAGATACCCGGCGAGCATGTACCATGCAATGACGAAGGAGTGACAGTAGCGATCCGCAGGAAACAAAAAGCGCCCCGCAGGACGCTTGCTCTTTAACAATCTGGATATCCCTAACATGACCAATTTATGGGAGGCGCCCTGTATGTATCAAAAACGTTATTACAGGAAGGGCATCTACTTTGATTAAAAATCGCATACGAAGCTGGTGTGAGAGGCTGCAACATCGATATTACACGCTTGGAATGGCAGTTTGGGCAAAGATGCACGGCTACTTCCGCATCTCCCACGACCTCGTTCTTGGTGTAAACAAGCGTACCCGATTCAAGCTGGTTCAGAACATAACCTTCAGTCTGAGCTTTAAAATCTTCGAACTCTGCAATTTTTGCTTTGAGTGTTACTACCTCTGCTTCATGCGATCTAACCATGTCGCCAAGAGCGAAGCATTCACTTTGCAGCGTAAGTAATTTGCTTTGAATCTCAGATGTGGCGCTTTTGACTTCGTGATCAGTTTTGGCGTCGTTCACCACTTTTAAAAGACCAAGAGTCTCTTTTATTGCAACAAATGCAGCAGAAATATCAACCATATAGATGATTGCCATTTTGTTGTTGGGGATATCCAGATTAACCGAATCCTTGTTGTTGGGGAATAGCAGGATCCACCGAGCCTGACGTGGTGAAAAGACAGGCACACAACATGGAAGCGCACTCCTTCAAACCAGTTATGGGTGACAGGTGTGAAAACAGCGGAGTGCGCTTCCAGTTGTGATGTGTTCGAGCGAACTGCAGCGCCGGCCGACGCAAAGACCCGAGAATCGGCTGAGCCGTAGCAACTGACGGCCAATACCAAAACAGAGCGGCGGGAAGTAAGCGGGGTAGCGACCTGGTGTCACAACCAAAATAACAAAAGTAGCAAGCGTGGTAGTTGTTTGGCGGTACCAGTTGTTATCCCTTGCTGGCTGGTACCGCCCCTTTTTTTACACAACACACGAGAGCATCACCGGGTGACGGGCTCATAACCCAATCCACCCGGGCGGCTTCCTAACCGCAGGTGCTCTCCTGTGTTGTGTGGAGAAACTAACCGGCGGTGGCAGCCGCCTTCTGAGGGTAAACCGATGAGTAATGAACGTTTAACCAAAGTGCCCGATTTCCTGGGCGAACTGGACGGCGGGGTGTTCGAGAACAAGATCGCCGTCGCACTTAGTGAAGTAGCTTTTGGCGTGCTGAACAACGGCCAGAAAGGGAAAGTAACCCTGACGTTTGAAATTGACCGCATGAGCAATTCTGTCGAAGAGAAGCGCGTCAACATCAAGCACAAGCTCTCCTATGTGCGCCCTACCCCGCGTGGAAAGTCTTCCGAAGAGGACACCACCGAAACCCCAATGTATGTGAACCGCGGCGGCAAGCTGACCATCCTGCAGGAAGATCAGGGCCAGCTGTTCACCCTTGCCGGCGACGCTGACGCGAAACTGCGCGCCCAGCAATAACCCTTTCACTTTTTCTTAAGGAAGAATCATGTCCCACTCTTTAGACGGTACTGCGATCGAAAAAATTAGCGATCTGACCCTCTCCCGCTTCATTGAAGAGAAGCTTGAAAGTGTGGATTGCCCTGCAGCTGTCGTTCCGCAGGGTGTCCGTATTGATAGCCTGGAATCGCTTTGCCTGGAGCGCTACCGCTTCCGTGGCAAAATGGTAACCGCCAGCATTGAAGACTTTACGCGCTATTCCACTGGGTACGCTGATGAAGGTAGCCGTTGCTTTATCAACGCCGACGATATGCGCGCCGCAGCGGTCTTCAACCTCGGCACAATCGAAAGCCCAGGGCATGCAGACAACACCGCGCAGCTGGCGCTGAAAAAGACCGCCCCATTTGTCTCTCTGCTGTCTGTCAATGGCGATCGTCACTCACAGAAAGAGCTGGCCGAGTGGCTGGAAGACTGGGCCGAAAACCTGATCGGCTTTGATGCCGACGGCGAGGCCATTGACGCCAAAAAATCAGCAGCTGCGATCCGCAAAATCACTATCGAGTCCATTCAGAAAGCGGACTACGAGGATCAGGACTTCAGCGGTAAGCGCTCTCTGATGGAAAGCGTTGAAGCCCGGACGCAGGACATTATGCCGGTGGCATTCGAGTTTCGCTGCGTGCCGTTCGAGGGCCTGGCGGAGCGTCCATTCAAACTGCGGCTGAGCATCATCGGCGGCGATCGCCCTACTCTGGTGCTGCGCATTGTCCAGCTGGAAGCCCAGCAGGAAGATATGGCCACCGAGTTCCGTGATCTGCTGGTCGAGAAGTTCAAAGGCAGCCAGGTGGAAACCTTTATCGGTTCTTTCAGCGCTTAATTACGTTGCCTTAAATGCCCCGCATTAGGGGCATTTAGTGAAGCGAAATTAAATTAACGATCGCCAGCAGGCGAGGGATTCGCTCAACCAAAAATCAGGCGCGGTGCAGCGCGTATTAATGGAGAACACGTAATGTCATATATTCAGACACTGTCCGGGAAGCATATTAACTACCTCGATATTCACCAGGAAAATATCGTGATCGAGGATATCGCCACGGCTCTTTCCCACATCTGCCGCTTTGCCGGCCACCTGCCGGAGTTCTACAGCGTTGCGCAGCATTCGGTGTTGGTAAGCCAGCTGGTTCCCGCAGAGTTCGCGCTTGAAGCGCTGCTGCATGATGCTGCTGAGGCGTATTGCCAGGACATCCCGGCACCGCTGAAACGCCTGCTCCCGGATTACCAGCGTATCGAGGCGTATGTCGATAGCGAAATCCGTGCGAAGTTCGGATTACCGACCCACCAACACGATACGGTGAAGTATGCCGACCTGGTCATGCTCGGTACCGAACGCCGGGATCTGGATATCGACGACGGTACCGTGTGGCCAGTGCTCGACGGCATCCCAACGACCGACCTGTTTACCGTCATCCCGCTTCGCCCACGTCAGGCTTATGGTCTGTTCATGGCCCGGTTCAATGAACTGATGGGGATCCGCAAATGCGCCTGACCACAAAACAATTAGTGGCTGAAGCGCACAAGGCTGCTCGATCACTACCCCCAGAGTCAGCGAAGTTAGTCACCGAACTGGCTACGCGGCTGGATGTAACCCGAGCCGCACTATGTGAATCACTGCTCGAGCGCGATCGGCTCGCGGGAAAGGCACGCCGTGGCGCCACAGAGGTTGTTTCAACACTTCACCACGGAGCGGCACAATGAGCGCCAGCATCAACCACCCTGTAATCCGGTACCACGGCGGTAAATTCCGCCTGGCTTCCTGGATCATCCCTCAGATGCCTGAGCGCGTCTGCTACGTTGAGCCGTTCGGCGGTGCAGCTGGCGTGCTGCTGCAAAAGCCCCGCAGCTACGCGGAAGTTTATAACGACCTGGATGGTGAAGTTGTGAACCTGTTCCGCGTGCTGCGCGACGCCGAAATGAACAAGCGCCTGCAGGATGCATGCATGCTCACACCGTATTCTCGCGAGGAATTTTGCGCAGCGCGGGAAGCAATCGACGAACCGATTGAGCGAGCCAGGCGCATGGTTGTACGCGCCAGCATGGGATTTGGCTCAGCCGCAGGAATTGGTGGGAATTCTGGCTTTCGTAGCGACAGCAAAAGGAAATATGCGACGGCTGCGCATCTGTGGGAGCGATATCCAGCGAATCTGGCCGCAGTTTGCCAACGTCTGCAGGGTGTCATCATTGAGAATAAAGATGCGCTGGCGGTAATGCGTGCCCATGATGCCGAGACAACCCTACATTACATCGACCCGCCTTATGTACCGGAAACCCGTGTGCAGGGTAACCGCTATTACAGCCACGAAATGACTATAGAGGGGCATGAGCAGTTGCTCGCAGTAGCCAGAACGATGACTGGAATGGTGATGATCAGCGGCTATGACACAGAGGTATACAACGACATGCTGGCCGGTTGGCAGAAAACGGAAAAGTCATCACGGATTAGCGCCGGAAGAGGAACGAAGGTCCGTACTGAATGCCTATGGCTTAATCCAGCAGCGCAGCAGAAACTTGAAAATGCAGCACCGCAACAGGAGGATCCGCAAATAAAAAAGTAAACCGATGTGGTAATTGTTGTGACTGGTTCCGCAATGGTTGCGGGACCTGTATTTTCAAAGAGTGACCGGGTGCAGCCGGTAAAGTGGAGAGCAACCCATGAGCGATCGTTTCCTGACTGATGAGGAGCTGGCAGAGGCTACAGGATCACCACAAAAGTCTTTGCAGAAAGAGGTGCTTGAACTTAATGGTATTTATTTCATTGAGAGGCGAGATGGTTCTATCAAAACCACCTGGTATCACATCAACCACCCGATTCATCGGCTCGCGCCACCAGTAGGGTTCCCGCCCTCTAAGGGCATGAACTTTGACGCTATAGAGAGTTGATATGGGACGCAAACGCGCACCTGGTAACGAGTGGATGCCAAAGGGTGTTTTTTTTCGCCCTTCTGGCTATTACTGGAAACCCGGCGGATCTACAGAGAAGCTAGCCTCCGCGAACGCAACGAAAGCTGAAGTCTGGGTGGCCTATGAGAAGGTAGTCGAGGGCCGTAAGAATCGCCTCGTGTTCAAGCAGCTCTGGCAAAAGTTTTTGGCAAGTGCTGACTTCTCTGATCTGGCACCCCGCACTCAGAAAGACTATCACGCTCATGAAAAATACATCCTGGCTGTGTTCGGCGAAGCTGAAGCTAAGTCGATAAAGCCTGAGCATATTCGTCGTTACATGGATGCAAGGGGAAAGAAAAGCCGAGTTCAGGCCAACCATGAGCATAGTTCTATGTCTCGCGTATTCCGTTGGAGTTATCAACGCGGATATGTTCCTGGTAATCCTTGTGTTGGTGTCGACAAATACCCCAAGCCGCAGCGTGATCGCTATATCACAGACGAAGAGTACGTCGCGATCTTTGAGAGCGCTACGCCAGCTGTACGTGCTGCTATGGAAATTGCGTACTTGTGCGCAGCGCGTGTTTCTGATGTTCTGAAAATGGACTGGAATCAGATAATGGATAAAGGAATTTTTATTCAACAAGGCAAGACTGGCATTAAGCAGATTAAGGCATGGAATGACAGGCTGAGAGCTGCGGTGGAAATATGCAAGCCTTGGGGTAATGAAGGAGCAGTTATAAGGACGATGTACGGAGAACGGTATTCGTATAAAGGTTTTAATGAAGCCTGGAGAAAAGCGCGAACTGGCGCCAGCGAAAAACTTGGACGGGCTCTGGATTGCACCTTCCATGATCTCAAAGCTAAAGGAATATCAGATTACGAAGGATCCAGTAGAGAGAAGCAAGTTTATAGTGGTCATAAGACCGAATCGCAGGTGCTGGTTTACGATAGAAAGGTTAAAGTAAGCCCGACATTAAACCGTAAAATGTGACCATCAATGCCCGCTTTTTTCTCAACGGATTTTCTCACTTTTTCTCATTGGGATCTGGATCGTTGAAAGGAAATCGGGTAAGTGATTGAATAATGGCGGAGAGAGGGGGATTTGAACCCCCGGTAGAGTTGCCCCTACTCCGGTTTTCGAGACCGGTCCGTTCAGCCGCTCCGGCATCTCTCCGTTTTGACGGTTGCCATCATGCCGGGGAATTTGGCATTTTAACAGACCATAACCGTTCAATTTTGTTCAAGTGACGAGTTTGCGAGCAAAGCG